CTGCCATGTTCGTGACTCCTTACGCCGATGGGAGGGTGAGGTACGGGCGGACCGTGACGGCCTGCACGTTGAGTTGGCCCGCGAGGTACAGCGGGACGGCTGCGTCGACGCGGTTGGGGTTCGTGCCGTTGATCTCGACGAGCAGCCCCGCCTTGAATGCGGCGAGTCCCTGCACGTGAGCCGACCGGATCCGCGTGCGGTACCAGCCGACGTACAGGGCGCGGATGTTCGCTGGGTCGATGGCGGGAGTACCCGGTGCCACGTCGGCCGCGTCGGCCACGAGGATCTTCGCCTGCGTGTTGGACCGGATGACGCCCGACATATCGTCGATGAGGTACGCGAGGTTGAACGACGCGTTGATCGAGCGGAGCGTGGTATCGGCCGCGCCGTTGCCATCGGTGCGGTAGGTCGAGACCGCGGCGCCGATGCGGACCGCGCCGTAGGCGTCGCAGTACAGCGTAGCGATGCCGGCGTTGTTGAGCGTGGTCCGCTCCGTCGGCGTGAACTGCACCGACGCAGCCGGAGCCAGCACACCCACGAGGGCGATGTCCCCGAGCGGGCGCGCGGCGTGGTCGCGGATCGAGACCGCGACCTTGCCCGCGAACGCAGCGACGGTCATCCATATCGGCGTCGGGCTCACGTAGAAGCCGAGGTGGCAGAGGTGGCCCGAGTTGCGCGATCCGCCCGCGGTGGTGAGGTTACCGACGGTGTCGTCCATGCCGGTGAACGCCACCGAGCGGAGACCGCGCGAGGCGCCCCAGCGGGAGAGCAGTTCGGCTTCGACTAGGTCGAGGTTCGTGTCGTCGCTGTACGGCACCACGATGAAGCGGAAGTCCAGCGCGGCGATGGCGGTCAGCGCCGCCGTGATGGCCGTATCCGTCGCGCCGCTCGCCAGCTGCGTCACGGTGCAGGCGATCCCCGCAGGGAGCTCCTGGCCGGCGGAGTGGTTGAGGCGCATGTCGATGTCGTTGCCGAGTGTGCCCTTGTGGCGGCACGTCACGGTCACGGTGCCAGTCGACGGCGACGCCGTGACAGGAAGGTACGTGGCCGCGTTGATGGCGGCGGAGACCGCGGACGCAACGACCGTAGCCGTGTCCGCGGCGGAGACACCGACCGGGAGCAGGTAGCCGGCGACGTACACGTAGACGGTGCCGTTCGCGGTCGCGGGGCCAGTGAAGACGAGCGTGCCCGATGCCGCCGTGCCGCCTGCGTCGTCGGCGATGGCGCAGCACCACACTTCGCCGCTCGGGTCGTTCGCGGCGTAGGTCTCGTACTGCAAGGCCAGTTGCGAGCCGATGCCGTACAGCTTGCGCGCCTGGTTGACGCTCGTGACGAGCTGCGGCGTCGATGCCGACGCGCTGCCCGCGGCGAGCTTCTGGCCGATTAGGCACGTGCGGTACGTGGCGCCAGCCGGAGCCGTGCCGGTGCGGTCGAGCTGCACCGCATAGCGGGACTCGAGGGTGTTCGCCGGAACCTCGGGGATACTGATGCTCATGGCTTACGCCTCCTCGGGCGGGACGGTCGCGGTTTGGTCGGTGACGTCGCCATCGCGGAGGCGAGCGCGCCAATAGTGATCGAGGGTTAGCCACTGGCCGGACGCGGCCAGAGTCAGGCCCGTGTGCGGACCGCCCGCGGGGTGCAGCACCGTGAGCGCTTGGCCGGGGCGGCGCTTGTCCGCCGAGGGGACAAGGAACGCGCGAGCGGGGCCTGGCTTCTTCGGTGCGGCCGGCGGCGGCGCGATGGGCTTGATTGGCCTCATGGTGTCGGCTCTCCGTCGAGCGCGTCGAGCGGCGCGTTGGCCTTGACCTCGTCGCTCGGATGCAGGCTCACGGCCTGCTTGATGGTGTTCAGCGGCTCGCCGCCCGTCGGAACCGTACGCGTGCGCCGGTGCGTCACGTCGAACCCGAGCACGGCGTAGCCCACGCGGCTCGACTCGGTCTCGCGCGTGATGGTCGAGGTGTTGACCGTGAGGCCGGAGCCCACGTACTGACTCGCCCATGATTGGTCGTCCCAGAGCGCGGCGAATGCTTCGTCCTCGAGCGTGTCGATCGTCTCGGCGATGTCGGCCTCGGTGCCGTCGTCGCGAGCGAAGCACTCGACGACGAGCGTTACCGTCTCTTCGACGACGCCCGCCTTGTTGCCGCGGGCGTTGCGCTTGATCTGCGTCGTGTGGACGACGATGGCCGGAAGCTGCGTCGTCGGACGGGTCGGCTCCGATGCCTGGAACGGCTGCCGGCGCGAGTCGTAGACCCGCGTCCCTGCCGAGGTCGCGGCGGCGAGCAGGCGCGTTACCGCGTCGGTGCGGACGGTGGTCGCGAAGCTCACGTCGCCACCAAGAGCGCCATTGACTGGCCTTCGCCGTCGGGGCGCATCGACTCGATTGTGTAGGTGGACCCGTCCCGAGCGACAGTGATGGTGTCGCCAGGGATCGGGACCGTTGCGTAGTCCGCCAGCCAGAGCCACACCGCGGGGCGCGTCTCTTGGATGGGGGCGTCGGCGTTTGGAAACGCCTCAGCGTACTCGCGGTCGAACCGGGCGTGCGCCTGTGTCGATACCCCAGACGTCGGCGTGTGCGTGATCCGCGTGCCCGCAAGGGTCCGCGTGATCCGTCCTACCGCTGTCGAGATAGCATCGAACACGGGCGCGCACCTCAGTCCTTACGCGGCGATGGCCGGGACGTGGTAGACGACGTTGACGACGAGCTTGCCCGCCGTGAGCGCTTCGATCGCGACCACCGCGCAGAGCGTGCGGGCGGCCGTGGTCAGCACTGCGGCGACCGGGGCGGACGGGAGGAAGGCTCCCACGTCGTAGGGGTTCGCGCCGTTGCTGATGGCGACCGCGGCCTTGAGCGCGTCGTCGTCCTGCGTGGTGATGCCGAGCGCGATGGTGCCGGCGTCGGTGGCGCTCGTGAACGTCGTGATGACGTAGTAGTCACGCGACACGATGACGGCGCCGGCCGGAAGGCTGCCGCCTACGAGTTCGTGCGTGCCGATGGCCTTGCCGGCCCCGACCGAGAACACCGCGCTCACGACCTGGAGGCCGGACCGCTCGGGCGTCAGCATGCACTCGCCCACCGTGTCGGACGAGCCGGCGGCGACGGTGCAGACCGCGACCTTGGGGCCGATGGCCTTCGGGGTCAGGACGCTGTTGGTGCTGTCCCAATAGAGATCCTGCCCGAGCGTCCACGCTTCCGCGGCGACGTGCGGGGTGTTCGTGATGGCGGCCGAGACCTTGGCGATCTTGAAGATGCCTTCGGTTGCGGCGGTGACTTGCTCCCCGCTCGCCTGCGTGGTGACGGGCACCACGAGGTTGCGGCCGATGAGAAACGGCGCACCGGAGACCGTGCCCGCGGCGGGAGCCACGAGCGCGACGGTGTCCGAGCCTCCAAGGTAGTTGTTCACGTTCGTTGCTCCTGTGTCTCGGTGTCGTGTTCGTGGCTCGCCGGGTAAGCCCGGCGGCCGTGTGGCGATTACGTGCCGGGGTTGTAGCCGAGCCCGCGGACGTCGATGAGCTTCACCGCGAAGGCCAAGCGCGCCTGGATGACCAGGTTTCCGCTCTGCCACTCGGGGTTGCTGTCGATGACGACGCCGTTTTCCCCGGCGAGGTACGCATACTGGATGGTCTCGTGCATCGCCGGGTCGGCGCTCACGTACCACTTGTTCGCGTCGGAGAGCTCGCCGTCGACTACGACCTCGAGCGCGCGGAACTCGTCGTCCACCACCGTCGCGGTCGTGATCGGGGTGTACTGCCCGTTGACCAGCGTGCGCGCGGCGGTCTCGTGCTCGGGCGGCACGATGAGCTTGCGCATGATGATGTTGAGGTTGCGCCCGACGCCGCCGGAGGCCGGAAGGCTCTTCTGGCGGCGAAGGAGCGTCCGAAGCTCAGAGAGCGTCGTCAGGCTCGGTCCGGTGTGCGTGCCGCCCGTGTTGCTCGCGTCCCACGAGATCCCCGTGAGCGCGGCGTAGGCGAGGGCGTTCTCCTTCTGCCCGGCGGCGACGCCGAACTTGCGCGGGATGAGGGTCATACCGCGGAGGTCGTCGTTGACGATCATCTTGCGCGTGATCGCGAACCCGCCCGCGTAGTCGGTGAGGTTCATCGACACGTTCGACTCAGCCATGTTGCCGAGCTTCGGAGTCGCGCCCTCGGGGAGCTCGGCCAGCGCGGACACGTCACCGAGCAGGATCTCCGACCGGCTCTTGTAGTCGGTGAGAGGCTCGCCGAGGTAGGCCCACCGCTGGTACGTCTTGGTGACCAGGTCGTAGCCCTTGCGAAGCGACTTGCGCGCGGTGTTCGCGAGCAGGTAGGGGAAGTCGCTCGTGGACATCGCGCCCCCGCCCGACATGCGGACGAAGTCCACGGCGCCGCGGTCCGACCGAAGCTGCGTCATGGCGATGGACGCCACCTGATCGTTGCTCATGCCGACGACGTCGATGCCCGCGTCACGACAGGCAAGGCCGGCCATCTGCGAGAGCGTCGCGTGACGGTACTCGCGAGCGTAGGGGTTGTCGGAGTCGGACGGCATCGCGCCGAGGTTGGAGCGCGCGAGGATCACGGCCTCCATCGCGGCGCCGCGCTTCTGCGACTCTTCGACGCCGAGCTCGATGCGACCGCCCTTGATCTGCGTCGACTGCGCCGAGGAGATCGAGAGCTTGGCGTCAAGTTCCACGCGGCGGTCGAACAGACGGGCGCGGGCATCGGCGAGGCTCACGTCCGAATCGAGGAGCGACGCGAGGAGCTTCTCGTTGTCGGATTTGTCGCCGGAGTCGTCGCACTTGGCGAGGATGCCGAACGCGGTACGGATGCCGGCGAGACGCTCACGCTCAGCGCGGCGCTCGGCGGCCTTGAGGTCGGGCGTCAGCTCGGCCGGGGCGTGTGCAGTGCTCATGGTGTCGGGCTCCTGTGTCGTGTGTGACATCGTGTGCGAGCCGGGGTCGGCTCCTATCGGGACGGCTGATACTTCGACGGGTTCCCAATCGTCCGAACGGAACATCGGGCGGGGCCGTTGCTCGTCGGGCGTATCGAGGCGCGTCAGGGTATGGATGTTCGCGCCCACGCTCACGTTGGCGATGATGCCGGTGCGGAGCTTCTCGATGGTGTCGGCGTCGCCGGGCGCGGAGGACAGCGCGATGGTCGCGATCCCCTGGCCGTCCACGATGCGCGCGGAGCCAGGAACCACCTTGCCGATTACAGCGCTGAGACTCCCGCTGTCGTGGTTGTCCAAGAATGGCGCGTGGTCGTTCAGGCGCTCGAGGCGGACCGCGGCGGGGTCCATCGACAGCGTGAGGTCGTACGGCCCGACGGTCTCGTTGCCGTTGAAGTCACGGTAGCGCCCGAAGCGGTAGATCTCCGCGCCAGTGTGCCACACGACGTCGATGGTGTTGGCCGCTGCGTCGAAACTGACAGGCGCGAGCGCGGCGCGAAACCGTGCGGCTTCGCTTGGTTGCGCGTCGAGTGCCTGAACATGTGAGCAGTGATCGGCCACACGCGCACGATGCCCATCACGGGGGTGCGCGTCAAGTGTTCCATCGGATTTTCTGATAGGTCGGACTAGGGGGAGGCGGGCTCGGTCGATTCTTGCTGGAGCGTGCCGCCCGCTGCGACCTGCCACGGCAGGCCGTCGAACACGAGTACGGCGGCGGCGAGAGCGTCGGCCCCGCGCTTGTGACTGTCGATGAGTTCGTTCAGGTCGAGACCCTTACGCTCGGCCTGCGCCTCGAACGAGACCATGCCTGAGCGCATCTCGGCGACGTCGGCCTTAGCCCCGCCCTCGCGATCCATCTCCTGATGCACCGGCCAGTGATGGCGCACGGGGTAGCCGTCGGCGCGCGGCAGGAGGAGCCCCGCCGCAACGCACGTCTCGATGAACGCGGCCCAGACGCGGTCGAGGAACATGGGCTGTAGGATCGTCTCGCGCCACGTGTCGATGATCTCGCGCGTCACCACGTCGCCCACGCGATAGCTCGCCCAGTTGACCTGCGACAGGTCGCCGAAATGCTCGTACATGAGCCCGAGCCCCGCGGCGATGGTGCGCTCCTCGACACGGATCGCGGTATCGTATCCCGCGCTTGCTTGCGGTGCGTGTAGCTTGAGCTCGTAACCCTGCGGCACGTTGTAGATGCCGCCGGGAGCGAAGCGGTCGACCGGGTTGCCATTCTGGTCTTCGAGGTAGCCGGACGGTCCGACCTCCTCGCCGTCCTCGCCTTCGTCAGGCGCCATGCCGTCGGCGTTCTCGCCCTGGACCGTCGCGAAGACGCAGGCCTCAGCGCGAGCTCGCACGCGCTCTGCGTCGCGGCGCTTCTCGTGTTGGCGCATCGCCACGAGCACGGGCGCCATGTGCGAGATCCCGCGCGACTGCCCGATGCGCGTCGGCTCGAAGGTGTGAGCGATCACAGCCTCGGGGACGCGGACCGATTGCCCGGTGAAGTACGCGACGGAGCGGTCGCCGGGGTGGCGCGGCCACAGCCAGTAGGCGGACACGCGGCCGATTGGGTCGTACTCCACGCCTTGGACGATGCGGGCGCCGGTGGGGAACTCTTCGTTCTTCTGGTGGTCGAGGTGGTCGGCCTCGAGCAACTCGAGTTGCATCGGGACCGTGAGCCCGTCGGACATGCGCCGCGGACGGAACCGACAGAGCGCCTCTCCGTCGCGGAAGGTCGAGCGCCAGAGCAGACGTTGCAGCCCGTAGAAGTCCAAGTAGTTCGTCGTGCTCGCCTGCTTCGCCCACGCGTCGAAGAGCGCGTTGACCTTCTTGTCGACGGCGGGGTCACCCGTCGCGGACCGACACGAGCAGCCCTTGCCGACCACCTTGGTCTCGACGATGCGGAGCGCGCGTGCGGCGATTGGGATGTTGCGTTCGGCGTCGCGTGCTCGATCTCGGATCAACTCGCGCTGCCCGAACTCCTCAGCGTCGGCCGACGTCGCCGCGGTCTGCCAGTCACGGACCGTCGGGCCACGGGCGGCGGAGTCGTACGCGAGACGGACCGTGCGCGGCTCGGGGAGCGCCGGACGCTCGGGCGTCAGTGCGGCGAGCCATCGGCGAGGCGAGTACCAGGGGGCGGAGGTCATCGGAACCCCACAACGTGAAGGCGGCGCTTGCGCGTCGTCGGCGTCAGATAGGCATCCATGCGTGCAAGCAGGTCGAGCATCTCGGACATGCTGCGGAGCGTCGCGGACTTCGACCCGCCGGAGCCCGAGTGCGTGAAGGACTGTGCGCCGGTGGCGATGGCCTGTTGCAGCTCGTCGCGCTGCGCCTGAGTGCAAACAAAGGGCTCGGCCACGCTACCACCAATCACCGGACGCGCCGGCATACTGCGCCGGACGCTTCCGACGCTCGCGCCGTGGACGGGGCGCGATCGTCACAGCTTCGGGCGCAAACCGACCACTGTCAATCCGTTCAGTGGTCGGCTCTGATTTTGCCATAGCCTGCGCGATCTTGACGGCTCCTTGACGGACGAGCGCATGGATGGCGGCGTAGGCGTAGACGCGGCAATCCAGCGCCTCGTTGCGCCGGCCCGCGGCGAGCTCCCAGGACTGTTTACGGATGCCCTTGGTCTTCGCGGTCACGAGCACCTCGGCCGTGAGTTCGTCGAAGTAGTCGTCCTCGCGACCCGATGGGAAGTGCGAGCAACCGGGTTGCCCGAGCGGCGTGCGGAGCCGGTGGTAGATGTCGGTCTTCGCTTCGTGAACGTTGACGTTGCGGAGGTCGATTCGCCCGGTGACTTGGTGCGACACCTTGTCCGGCCAGATCGGTCCGTCGTTGCGGCCCTTGATTCCGTAGATGCGGCGGGCCCGCGGAGACTCGCGAACGAACTTGTAGACGTTGGTGGACTGGTCTCCCGTGTCGACGCACGCGGCGCGGATGTCGATCTCCCGCCCGTCGGCCGTCTTGTAGCGGCGGCGGAGCGCGGCGGCGAGCTCGGCCCACACGCTGCGGTTTGGCGTCGTCGGTGACCAGATGCCTTTCGCCGGGAGGGCGGTCGGGTCGCCGTCGATGCGGACGTAGTCGACGCTCCACGACTCAAAGCCGTCGCCCCACGCTACCACTTCCATCGCCACGTACCCGCGGTGTGGCTGGATGTCGACGCCAGCGGTCAGCACGAGCGCGCCGGCCGGGACTTCGATGGGGCGGCCTGCGCCCCAGCCTGGCTCGACGCGAGCGGCTAGGCCCTTGGCCTCGACGGACGAGAGTTCGCCCGCGTCCCACGCTTCGCCGAGGACTAGGTTGATGAACTTGCGGAGCGCGTTGGGGCCGTCGCGCTTCGCCTTCACGAACTCCTTGGCGATCTCCGCCCACGTGTTCCACGGGCTATAGAGTCCCGAGAGCAGGAACCCGACGCGCGTCTTATCCGTCGTCTCCCGCGTCGCCTCCCAATAGCCCTCCGTGAGCATCGCGCCCTTCTGTGCGTGCTCGATGGGCTGGACGCAGTGCGCGCACTGATACCGCGCGGTCTCGGGCTTGCCGTGGTCCCAGATGAGCCCGCCGCGCCCGTTGTCCCACTTGGTCCCCTCGAGCGGCTTCATGATCGCGCTGTACTCGCCCGGCGTGAACTTGAGCACCTGGTAGGCGCCGCAGTGAGGGCACGGCACGAAGTAGCGGCGCATGTCGGTGTCGAGCGCCTCGGCCTCGACACGGGAGACCTTGTGGATCGTCGGCGTGGACGTGATCAGCGTCTTGCGGTTGACGAAGGTTTTTTGCCTCTGGAGGACCATCCCGAGCCGGTCGCCGTCGGCGTCGTTGCCGTCGTTCCATCGGTCGACCTCGTCACAGAAGGCGTCGCAGACGTGCGTGCCTGATAGCCCGTTCGGACTGTTGGCGCCGACGAGCGTGAGGTGACCGCCGGGGAACTCCTTGTCGAGGATGGTGTTGCCAGAGTCGCGCTCGCGGGGGTCGCGGACCTTGGCCGAGAGCGGAGGCTGCGCAAAGAGCGGCGCGATGCGCTTCTTGCTGTACTTCTCGGCCTCGCCGATGGTCGGCTGAACCATGAGCATCGACGTCGGGGCGTAGTCGGCAACGTAGCCGACCCAGTTGTTGCCGACGGCCTCGCTCTTGCCGAGAGCGGAGCCCCACATAAGCACCACGATCTCCGCGGGATGTTCGTGCGCGAGGACGTCGAGCGGCTCGCGCTGGAACGGAGCGCGGGTGAATCGGAATGGTCCGTACTCGCCCGCCTCCTTCTTCGTGAGCACGCGGTAGCGTTCGGCCCACTGCGACGGGGTGAGGTACGGCGGCGGCTCGAGCGACGCGGCGAACGCGGCGACGTAGGGCGGGACGCTCATGGCTTGGCCTTCTTCGTCGGCTTCGGCGTGGTCTCGGAAGGCGGAGCGGCCGACGTGCTCACGTTCGCGATCTTCTTGGCGGTGGCCGTGAGCACCTGCCGACACTCTGCCTCGATGCGAGCCTTGATGGCGCGGGCGTCGGTCATCACCGCGAGCTCGTGACAGAGACGGGCGCCGAGGACCATGACGCCGTCACGGAGCTCGATGGCCGCCGCATTCCAGGCTCGCGTTATGGCCTCGGCCTCGACCAGCTCGCCCGCTTGCTTGCGGTCGTTTCGCTCGAGGATGCGGCGCTCGGCGATGAGCTTCAGGGTGCGCTCGCGCTCGTATCGCTCGGGGGTTAGGTCGGTGTCATCGTCGGTGTCGGGGCGGGATGATGGCGGCGGGGATGAGGCGGCTTGCAGCTCGGCCTTGCGTCGTTGGACGATCTCGGGCGTGGCCCCGGCCGTCATGCGCACGCGCTGCGCCCACTCGGTCACGGCGTCCTCGGGCCGCCAGTACATGACTCCGCGCCGGCTCTTCGCTGCCGGGGTCAGGCGCCCCTTCTCGACGTGGGCCATGATGGTCCGAAGCTCGACGCCGAGGAGCGAGGCGAGCGCCTTGGTCGTGATGGTGCCGGGCGGGGGGCTGTCTACTGGCTCGAGCATGGGTCATCCTGTCGTAATAGTGTGTATTTTTTAGACACTCTACCTACCTTCACGGCGGGTGCCCTCACAGAAACC